GTTTTATTATTTAATTGATAGGGTAGAAAAATATATAGATTTAAACTTTGGTATACCTGAACTCTTACAAGGGTTTAAAGATGCTGCTCCTGAGTCTGTTAGAGGTACAATGCTTTTATCAGAAATGGGAGAATCTAGAGGTAAATCAAAGTTAAGAGATATTGAGGCAAGTTTGTCTATGGTAGGTCAGGTTGTTTACAACTTAGCTAAAGACCATTACAGATTTGCAAAAACATTTAGAATTGTACAACCAAATAACGATATTACAGAGTTTTCTGTCAATATGAGATTGTATGATGATAAATCGAATGAAGTAGCGGCTATGAAGAATGATATTCAGCTTGGTCAACACGACATTCGAGTTATATCAGGTTCAACTTTACCTAGCAACAAGGTATCTGAATACAACATGTATCTTGATGCTTACAAACTTGGTCTGGTAGATGATGTCGAGGTTTTAAAGAAAACTGAAATCTTTGACAAAGAAGGTGTTCTTCAGAGAAAAGGTCAAATGGCGCAAATGCAACAGTATATTACACAGCTTGAAAATCAAGTGAAGAAGCTTAGTGGAGACTTACAAACATCTGAACGTGAGATGGTATCAGCTAGAAAACGTACAGAAGTAGAGAAGTTTAAATCAGATTTAAATGAGATAACTTCTAGCACTAAAGTTAAAGAAAAAGAAAAGGTAATGCAACTGGGAAGTTTAGTTGACCAAATGAAAAGTTCTATGGAGGAAGAAAATAATAACGAGCCTGGTTCAGAGTCTTAGACTAAATCAGGGTTAGGAGAAAACATGGCAAAAGAACAAGAACAACAACAGGTTGAACAGCAAGTAGACCCAATAGTAGAATCTGTGGTGGAACAAGAAATTTCATTAGAAGAGACTGCAGTAGAAGAAGGTGTGGAAGCATCTGAAGACGTAAATTGGGAAACAGAAGCTAAAAAATTTCAATCAATGTATGACAAAAAGGTTGCAGAACACGAAAATTTGAAAAATGATAGTAGTGATTTGATGCAGTTAAAACAAGTTTTAACAGAAAAACCTGAATTAGTCGGCGTAATTGAAAAAAGTCTTGCTGGAGAATCAGTTGAGGGCAACAAAGATGAGGGAAGTACAACCCCAGATAATTTTGACCCTTGGGACGCCTATTACAAGCCAGAATCAGAATCTTACAAATTTAGAGTAAGAAATGAGAAACAGCTTGTACATGAAACAGTAGATAATGAGTTAGCTAAACTACAAAATCAAATGGCGATGAATAATTTAAAAACAGAATTGGTAAGTAAGCACAATTTAGGTGCAGATGACGCAGAAAAGTTTTTACAATTTGCAACAACACCAAAAGCTAACCTTCCTATTGAAACGCTTATTAAAGTGTGGAAAGAGAATGAAGGCAAAAGTGTTAAAGTAAGTGAAAACATGGAAGCAGTTAAAAAAACTAAATCAATTCCAAAACCAGCAGGTGTGCTTCAGGGTGGCGAACAGCCTCAACAATCTGAAGCTGACCAAGTATGGGAAAGAGTTATGAGCGCCGGGACTCGTGGTAGGCTAACTAAACAATCATAATAGATAGTTAGGAGACTAAAATGGCTATAAATAAAGGCATGCTAAAAGCATCCCAAATAACAGCCTCAACAACAGCGGCAGGTTATGGACAAGCTCCAGACCAAAGAAAACTGTATGATTTCTCTGATAGAGTTGCAGAATTAACTCCAGAGGAATCACCTTTTTTCACCTACTTAGCTAATGTTTCTAAAGTTGCGACTGACGACAACGTTTTCAGATTTCTTGAAAACAGAAGTCAAATCAATCACACAGACAGAAGCTTTTTGTTGGCGGCAGCACCAAACGGGTCTGACCCAGTAGTTGCAAACAGAGTATACGGATTTACCGTAGACACTGTAGGAGGAGCAGCAGTAAACTTCCTTACAAAAGGAATGGTTTTTGCAGTTGGTACCTTAGATACAGCAGCTGGTTACACCCAAGTTTTGGTTAGAGTTGAAAGCGGACCAGAAACGGTTGGCTCAACTTCTACCTTCCAAGGTAGAATCATAGGTCTATCTGATGCTAACACAAGTACTGGTTATAACGTTCTTGAAAATGATGATGTTTGTCAAATTATTGGTACATCATTTGAAGAAGGAACTGCATCACCAGATACTTTCTCAGATAGTCTAGACGACGGATTTGGTTATACACAAATCTTTAAAACAGCTTGTGAACTAACAAACACAGCAATCGCAACACGTCATCGTGGATATGCGAATGAGTTTGATAGAATATGGGCTCAGAAATTACGCGAGCACAAAATTGACATTGAAAGAGCAATGCTTTTCGGTCAAAAAGCTCGCTACGCAGGCGTTCAATACACTGAAGGTCTTATTGGTAATATATTAAAAAATGTTGCTCCAGTTGGCGCTGGTACACCATTATCATACTCATCAGGTAAAGCTTATCACAGAACTTTACAAGAATCAGAGTTAACATATGACCAATTATTATCAGACTTAGAGGTTATATTTGACCCTGCAAGAGGCGGAGCAAGTGAAAAACTTGTTATGGCTTCTTTACCAATTATCTCATTCTTTAACAAAATGGGCGACGGTGCCTTTGTTGACGCTTCTGTAGGATACGGAAACGCTCCATACAGAGTTAACATGGATAACGTAGACGGTGCTTTTGGACACAAATTAATGGAAATTAATACTGTGCACGGAAGTATGTTCTTAGTTAAACAACCTTTATTCAGAGGCATTACAAGTGGAATGATGGTTATGGCTGACATGAGTCAGTTAGCTTACAGACCACTAGTAGGTAATGGAATTAACCGTGACACTCAAATCATGACAAATGTACAAAGTGCAGATGAAGATTTGAGAAAAGACATGATTCTTACTGAAGCAGGTCTTGAAATCACACTTCCTGAATCTCACGCTTTATACAACATAGAGGGGTTATAAGATGAAGGCAGATAGAAGCAATAAAAATAGTGGAGCATACGGAGCAGCAGCAAGAAAAGTTATTTTTCTTCCAGATGCAGCTACTTACTCAATTAGCGCAGATAACTCAGGAGCAATTCACGTTTGTCCTGATTTAACTGCTGATATTGTAATTAGTTTACCAGCAGAAGAACTTGGATTAAGTTATGAGTTCTGGTATGGTGGTACAGCTGCCGATGCTCAAGATTGGCTATTCGACACAGGTGCGAATGTAAACTACTTTGTTGGTGGTTTAGTTCATAATGACACTGATGGCGATGTAACAAACGTTGTAGACTCAAATAACACTAGTAACTCAAAGGTAAGTGTTTTAACACCTGAAGCAGGTACTATGGTTAAATTTGTTTGCGATGGACAAAAGTGGTATATTAACGGACACGTTGTGTCTGCTACAAATACTGCTATTGTATTTGCAGACCAATCATAATAGTTATTAGGTACTATGGAGTGGGCAAGTCCCACTCCGAAACCTATAAAGAATTTTAACTAATAGGAGAAAGAAATGGCAAATTTTGATACAGTGACAAAAGTTATAATCAACGATGTTAGTCCTCTAGCAAGTACAGTAACTGGCTCTTTAGCGAAAGAAATCAATGATTATATTGAAACCATAGATGATGCAAAACTAGTAGCTACTAATGCAGTTATGTTGGATAGAAGTAGAATTGCATATATTATTATTACTAAAGTATAGTGGCTAATTGTCAACATTGTAACGAGCCAAATCCTGATGGAATGTTCAATTGTCCAAGTTGTGGACAAAGAGCTAATCCACCAAGATGGAGTACTCAATTTGTTGTAAGAGAAAACAATCGCTTTGCAACAGCTATTAGAAAAGACCAGATTGATATAAAAACAATGTCTCATAAAGAAGGTATGGAAAAGCTTAAACAAGGAGCTTCTAAAGTATCTAGTAAGGGACCAAAGCAGAGGATAATGTAATGGCATATGGTTATGGAAGTGGAATGAAGAAAAAAGGCAAGAAAAAGAAAAAGAGTACAACGAAGAAAAAGAAAAAAACAATGAAGAAAAGTAGATATGGCAGTTACTAAGAAAAAGAAAGTGATGGTAAAAGGTGTAG